GAGAACTGCCTGCTCTGATTAAGGATATTTCCGAAACAGTGAAACATTTGGCTGGTAATTTACCGACCAACGCTCGCTTTTTCGCGAAGAATCACTTAGCATTGCAATTTGGGGTCCTTCCTATTATTAGTTCGATACGATCCTTTATGGACCTGTATTTCACTATTAATAAGCGTATCCAACAGTTATTGAGAGATGACGGTAAACGCGTTCATCGTAGGAAAACATATAAATCCCACGATAAAACCAAAGTCTCGTTTGAACGCCAGTTTAGTCCTCTGGATGATGGATCATGGAATAGACCTTGTCTATATCCATATATCGATTATTCCGAGGTGGACCCTATGTATAGAGTGAAAACACTCACTACACAGTCCCAGCGCGTTTGGGCAGTTGGTACATATTTGTATCATCTGCCTGACGGACCAAAAGATCTTAACTATATGAAGAAACTTGCTCGCCGTCTGGCGGGTGGGTATCTGACTATAGGGCAGATTTATGATCTCGTCCCGTGGACCTGGTTAATTGATTGGTTCAGCAATGTCGGAGATATGGTTCATTCCATTGACCCCGGCGTAGCTGAGGACGGTGCCTACCAGGAGTTCTTTCTTATGAAAGAACTTCTGACCACAGTTGATGTGGAGGTCTCGTTCTTATCACGGAACGCAATGTCCGGTGATATCCAACCAATTACGCTGTCATGCCAGCACCGCTTTAAACGTTTGTTTAGAGAAGTGTCTGGTCCCTTCAACTTTGTTGAGCTGAGTGGCGATTTAAACGCCCATCAGCTCGCCATTCTTGGTGCGCTTGGTATCTCCAAGTTCCCCAGGATAGCCGCATCAATATAGAATTGATGAGGCGAAACCGTCTAACGACGGCACTTTCTCTCTGTAAGAAATGGAGCTTCCTATGTTGTCAGACCCTACACTTATATCTCTTGATGGTGGTACCACCGACACTTCGTTCTCGCGTATTTCTACGGGGAACGGTGTCAGTACGTACAAATCGCCTGATGGACTTGCTACTTTGCTTGTCCGACAGACAGCCACCAAGACCCGTCTTCGCCGTGAGCTTCGTGTGACGTCCGATAAAGTATCGGCCGATCCTTTGAATCCCGCGGTGAATTCGGGGAAGAGTGCGTCCGTGTACATCGTAATTGATGAACCCACGGTCGGATTCTCCGATGTAGAGCTGACGAATCTGATTGGAGCGGTAACCGCAAAGATCTTTTCGGTCAGTGCGGCTATTCTTCAGGGGCAAACCTAAACGGTATTGCCCGATCAGCTTTTGACATAGGACGGTTCTACTCACCCCCTTAAAAGGAGGAAGTAGTGGAAATACCGACCATGCTCACGATGGAACTAGTAGCTGAAGCTGCTAGTTGCCTAGGTTGGTCTGCTGCGCGTGATCTTGCAGTGATGCAAGATCGGTGTAAACACGAGGGTATGTCATTTCTGACAATTACCCTTCCGCTTCTCAGTGATGCCCTCGAAAGAGGGCTTGAGGACGGACGTTTAACATGTCCTACAAACTTTAGTAGGCATGGAGCTCTCCCCCGATTACTCGGAGGTTTGTTCAAACGTGTGTTTTCTCCAGACGGAGTAGTCCTGCCGAACCCGTGTGTCGAAAGCATTTATGCTATTAGACAGATCTGCCGCTTCCAAAAGAAGCTTAGGATCTCTTGCACCCCCTCGAGAGAGAGAAGTGCAATTTCACGGTATAAGGCAGTTGAAGAGGAGCTCTTTCATGTCTCTGCGTCAATCAAAACGCGTCAGGATGAAATCCTGGATAGTGTCTCATCGGTTCTTTGGTCTCAAGTTTTTCCTGAGATCGACCCCGAAGAGCTCATCTGTCGACATGGGCCTGGAGCTACCAGCGAAAAGTGGTCGACGAATCGTCGGCTCACTATCTCGTATTGGTATAACAGGTTTGAGCACACTTATCCGCTCTCCCTTCATGCGTACCATAATTATGGGGCTTGGAGTGAAGTTGTCGGAAGTGTTTTGGAGTCAGCGAAAATAACAGAGATCGGTGTTCTTGACGAACCACCAGTCCGCGTTGTTTTCGTTCCTAAGACTCTCAAATCCCCTCGAGTGATTGCTATCGAGCCATCTACCATGCAATTCGTTCAGCAATCGCTGATGTCTTACATGGTTGGGAAGCTCGAGGGCAACAGCCTG